AGAAATCTGCCCAATCTGCTGCGCCAGTGACTCGGTGGTGGTCTGGATCGTCTGATTGACGTTGCTGATATCCGCGACGCGCTCGTTCTTCTCGGTCAGCAGAGCCTGGGCGCGCGCCGTTGCCTCGTCGGTGATGGCTTTCTTACGGTCCGTGACCTCCTGTGCCAGGCCTGCTTTGGTCGCCGCCGACTCTGTCGTGACTGTGATGATGTCATCGCGCGCTGACTGAATATCGCCACTGAGGTCAGCGATGTCTGAGACAAGGTTTTTATAGCCGTCGGTCTGCTCGAGCGTGTCGCCGATCATGTCGAGATAATCACTGGCTTTCGAGCTGGACTGGCCTGCCACCCACGTGGTCCAGTCGCCAGTGTTGCCGATGCGATCGACCAGGCGCGCGCGGTACCACTGACTGACGCCCGCCAGCATTGGACCATGCTGATAATGCGTCGCCGGATACGGCACCAGCGCCAGTAACTGTGGGTTAGCCTTGTCATCCGTTGTGGCGCGCTGAAGCTCGGTGTATGCCGTATCGCCGGTACCATCCGGGAACGCCCAGGTGATATCGATAGCCCAGACCACATCGTCGCTCGCCAGCAGGCTCTGCGGCGTGCCAGGTTTGCCGGTTTTGCCCGTGAGGTAAGTCGTATCGGCGTAGCCCCACGGCGAACCTGACTCCTGCGCGTTCAGCGCACGCACCCGCACGTCGTAGCTCCCGGTGTAGATCCCCTGCACAGCAAACCCCTGGGCGCTGGTCACCGGCACGTTTATCCAGTCGCCATTATCCTTGCGCCATTGGGCCTGGTATCTGATAGCACCGTCCACCCGATCCCAGGACACATTCATGGTAGCGATGGTAAGCCCCTGCTCGATGTGATCGGTTTCGGTGAGAAGGATTTTTTTCGGTGCCGGCAGAACGCTAACCGGCGTGACGGTCACCGGCGCAGGGGTAATGCGCACACCGTCATCGATATAGCGGTACTTATTCGGGTCGTGCTGAACCCCAGTGATCGTAAAACCACCATTACTGTCATCGTTCGCCCGGATAGATGTCACGCGAAAATACTGGATAGCCAGATTGTCGCTGTCAATGGCCCACACCGCGCCGGGTTCAGGCTGCAGTCTGAAAGAGGTAGCAACCGTCACTGTCTGCTTGTCCGCGCTGACCGCCGCGATTGTCCGTGTCTGCGCCTTGCCGTCAGGCAGATTGACCACCAGGCGAGCGCCTGCGCCGTAGTCAGCGGGACGATCAAGCGTGACATTACGCCCGTTGACCGCCCGAAGACGCCCGCCATTCTGCTTGCCGGCACGGAACGGGTCAGCGATACCAATGATTTCAGCCGGCAGCGGAATATAACCATCCAGCCCCACACCAAATGATACCGTTCCGTCGCGCGCGTTTGACAGCAGTGCCCAGCGGCCCCGGCGATGGGCCTCACTCTGGGAGGTGCACCCAATCGCCGTCATCGACATCTGGTTGACATTATACCGCTTTACCAGGTCAGAGTCGTAAACACTCTCTGTGGTGTCGCTGTAATGGTTCTGGGGATCAGACCAGGAGACCAGGGCAGATGAGTAGCGGTTTTTGTAGCTGCCGCCGCCATAGGTAAACAGTCCATCGATGACGTTTGATGCGTGGTAGGTAAAATCGACCTCATCCTGCGGCACATCTGCCTGCACGTAAATCTGGTCGTTGCCCCAGAAGGTGATCCCCCGGAATACCGCAGCCAGATCGCTGAGAACGGTGTAAGCGTCCTGCTGGCTCTGGATGTAAACGTTGCAGGTAAACCGCGGCTCAGTGCCGCCCGCCCCGTTCGAAACCCGTTGGTCACAATACTGTGCAATAGCGTACAGCTCCCACTTATCGATCATGCCTGCATCAATGCGGGTACCCATGCCGTAAATCTCATCCAGCACCAGATTGTAAAATATCCAGGCCGGGTTGTTGGTGTAGGCCATTTTGAAGCCACCCAACCAGGTACCGTTGTAAGTGCGTGTTACCGGATCATAGGAGTCAGGCACACGAACCAGCTTGCCCTTTGGTTTGCATGTCACCTTAGGCGCGCCGCTGGTAAACTGGCTGGCATCGACCTCGATATAAAGCAGTGCCGTATTGGGATAGCGTAACTTGCTGTCGATCACCTCAGCGAAAGAGAACACCTTGAAGGCGTTTATCAGTTTTGAGTTACCCACGGAATCAGGCGTGATGCGACGCACCCGAACCGCCCAGCCGGTTGTGGCTGCCGGCAGGTCTATGCGGATGTCGCGCTGGTATTCCGTGGTTGTCTTCCCGTCAAATTTGCCGTTAACCACCGTCTGCCAGGCCGCTCCGTCGGTGGAGAGATCGGCGGCGTACTCCGTGACCGTGCCGACCATATCGCCGTTGTCTTTATAGGTGTACTGGACGGGTAAGCTCAGCTTGATACGCACGGCATCCAGCATCAGGTTAGAAAACTGGCGCGTCCAGGGTGCGGTGGTGGTGACGGTCACGTTTGCCGACATTTCGTTATCGACTTCAGGCAACCCCTGAATATAGGTCTGATCCTGAGTGCCCTGGCGAAAATCCCACTTCACACCCGTAAAGTTATAGCTGCCGTCGGCATTCGCCAGCGGGGTGTCGTTAAGGAAGATGCTCTGTGCCGTCAGTTCACCCTGGATTTCACCTTCAGCGATCGCCAGCAGCATTTTTAATTTTGCTGTCGATATCAGGTCATCTGGATCCTCAACAGGGGTGTGCTGTTTAGCACTGCCGCCTTTACGTCCCTGAATAAGGGTTTCATCTTCGAGAAGTCGCATATTTCACCCATAAAAAAAGCCACCCGGAGGTGGCCTGTAGCTGACAATAAATTTTACTGTTGGTCGCTGGAGAAGATGCCCGCGCTGATGACCGCTCCGCCGATCTCGCGTTCCCCAAAAAGCAGAGGAACCGGATAACCCACTGCCACGGTGTTCACCGGCGCGCCAAAGGCGTAGTTGGGTTTATTGTCCGTGCTGGATGAAGCCCCGACGTTATATTTCGGCTGCGGTGTCAGCAGCTGAACGACACCACCCAGCATCATCGACAGACCGAGGCCAGTCAGGGCCGTTGTTGTCGCGGTTGCGGCAGCGGTGCTCAGACCTATAGCCGTCAGGGATGCACCCGCGGTAAAATACGCGGCCACGAGCGCCACTGCGCCGATAACGATCTGCAACACGCCGCCGCGCTTTGAGCCTTCGGTAATGGCTGAAATCCGGTACACCGCCCCGCCGCGGGTCATGTCGAACTCATCAAGGCCGATGTTGTTTTTACCATTGAAGAAGGCAAAGCGGATCCCCTTCATATGCCCCTCTGACAGGTAGCGTTTGAAGCCGGGAACCTGGCTGCACATGGCGCGTAGCATCTCGCGTAGATCCTCAACGTGAAACTGGTGCTCGCGCCCAAACTTTTTCGCCATACGGCCTTCAAGAATCAGTGTTTTCAGCATTCATCAACTCCCTGTGCCGGACCACACGAACGGTGCGGTCGCGGTAATACTTGCCGTAAGGCACCCGGGCAGACAGGCTGCCGAAATTATGGTGCAGCATGATATTGTCCTGGTGCTCGTGGTGACCGAGGTAAACGGCCGCGTGGTTGGTTACCTGCGCCTGTACGCGCATCATGATCATATCCCCGGGACGCATATCCGCCGGGTCCACCTGGACAAAGCCTTCTACCTCCCAGTTATCATCGTAGCGGTTTTCGCCCTGCTCCCACCACTCGTACGGTACCGAGTAATCACCCAGGGTAATACCATGCTCACGCTGGTACCACTCCCGGATCAGTGCCCAGCAGTCAGCAAAGCCCAGCACCCAGCGCCGCCCGGCGTAGTCCCGGTCCTCACGCGGTGCCAGGGTGCAGAAATCCCCGTCCGGCCAGCTCATGATGCCCCACTCCACCCCAGACCAGTCGCACTGCACCCTGTCCATTTCGGACGGAACAAGCTGCACCACGTCCGGGTGGGAGTGGATGACCATAATGATTTCACCCAATTCCGACGCGGCGAGCTTATCCTCCGGTGAGATCGTGAAAGCCTCAGTGGGTGTTGCTGAGACATTGCGGCACGGAATGTACTGCTGCATCTGCCCGGCCTGCACTACCACTCCGCAGGCCTCGTTCGGATATTCCGCGGCGACATGGGCGCGGATCGCATTCATCAGTTTTTTTCGCATGGTTATTTACCCTGAAGGTTTGCCGCCGGGAAGCCGCCAAACGGCAGTGGATTACCGGCCCCGAACCGCGCTTCGCAGTCCGGCATCAGACCGCCGCACATATCCAGTGCCGGGTTATCCGTGGGGGTGCCGTCCTTAAGGAAATAGCGGTTCCCGTTGTAGTCGCATCCTGTACCGGTGCGGTACCAGCCGCGCGTGCACCAGGTGCAGACCGGAGTGATCTGCCGGGTGGGTAGCTGCAGGTTCTGGATGTCGAACGGCGAGCACAGCTCAAAGTCGACCTGTACCCGCGTTTCTGCGGTTTTGGCATTTACGTAAAAAAGCTGTACGCGCTCATCTACCGGGCTGGCATTCGGGTTGCCCGCTGTCCAGTTGGCTGCGTCCAGATATTTCGCCAGCGTGGTGTGGATCTTCACCTTCGCCTTCGCCAGGTCGTCGAACTCAAGGCACAGCGCCGTCACGTAGTTTCCGACATTCGACACGGAAAGCGTGGGAGTGGGCTGGGCCCCGGTGCTGGAGAGTTCCAGGCCTTTCAGCTCGTATGGGTAAGGATCGTACTGCTGACCCCGCCAGACAATCGCGGGCAGGTTATCGGCGGCGAAGACCGCCCAGCCAGCCGTGGCAATATTGTGCGCATGGAAGCGCAGTATCGTATCCATGCCAAATTCAGTGCCGTCAATTTCAATCAGCTGGACAAGCTGACCAGGTTCCAGCTGCTGTATATCCTGCGTGAAACTCATATTCACTCCATAAAAAAACCGCTCGGAGGCGGTTGGTTAAACTGGATTTAAAGATATTCAGGGAGCAAAGGCCTGCTCGAAAGTGAACGTCACAGTCGCTATTTTTCCAGAAGGGAATGAAACAATGAATGAATCAGCTTTCATCCGGTAGAGCTTCTTTTCTCCCCATGGGTTCGTCCACCAGAACGATTTGGTGATGTGCGACATAAGGAACGCGCGCAGGGTGGCAGCCTCGCTGCGTGTTCCCGTCCAGTCTAGATCCCAGGATTCGGACCTGTCATTGAGCCCCATCCCGGCGATCTGTTTATACCCGTCTCCAAACTGGGACTGAAGCGTGCGGGCACTTTCACTTCCCCGGGCCGTTTTACGGGTACGCCAGCTGAATGTGTCTGTCACCGCTATCTCCTTGAGTAAAGTACACCACCAGGCCCCATTTCCTTTTTGAGCCGGTCAGTGATGGTCTGCTGGACAATACCCTGAAGCTGCCGAGCCGTTCCGATGGTGTCAGCTTGGCTGGTGTCTCCGCCACCGCCCTGCTGACTGATACTGACTGGGGCATAGACACTTACCCCTCCCATGGGCGAAGCGGGCATACTGCCGCCGCCGACTAACCCGCCGGATGCGTAACCGCGCATCATGCTGTACAGATTGCCTACTCCGATCCGGTTGGTCGCCTCTTTGGTAAAAACGAACTCCCCGCGGTGAACCACCCCGGCAGGTTCATATTTACCGCCCGACCCGGTATAGCCGCCCCCAGCGAATCCGATTGCCGAACTCACAGCGCCCACAATCCCTACCCCCGCCTGTTTAAGGGCGATCTGCGCCAGCATTGAAAGCGTTGAGCGGGTGAAGTCACCCCATTTTGCTTTCCCGGTGGTAAGCATGTCGGCAAGGTTTTGCGTCATGCCGTCAAAGGTGCTGGCCGCGACATTTTTCATCTGGCCGTACGCGTCTCCGGCTGAATCGGCGTAATCAGCCCAGGCGGATTTCCCACCGGACAGCCAGTCACCGCGTATCTTATCCTGCTGCTGGTAGTATCCCTGTAGCGCCTGCAGCTCTTTCTGATACCCCGGATCTTTTTCAGACCCGCCGCCGTTTTTCCACCCCTGAAGTAACTGAGCCTCTTCATTGCGCCGCTGTGCCGCACGACTGCTCTTTCCGGCACTTTCCGCCAGCGCCCGCGTTTTCTCCCCCATCTGGGTTTCATACTTCTGCGACGTGTCCTGCAGACGGTTCAGGCGCTCCTGCGTGGCGATCTGGTCACCTAGTTTTGCATTGATCTCTGCCTGCGCGAGCACCCTATCCTTGCTGGCGAGCAGGGATTTTTCATCTTCAGTCAGCGACCGGGTTTTCGCAGCCTGCTCAAGGACGGTAAATCTGGCCTGCTCTTTCCACAGCTGCTGGCGCTGCTGGCTAATCGTGTCGTTGATATCACTGTGCTGGCGCAACACCTCCAGTTGTGTCTGCAGCTCCAGTGTCTGAATACTGGTGCTGTCAGTGAGCTTCGCGCCACCCGGAGTCCTGATTTTTGTTGGTTTTTTCAGCGAGTCATCGTATTCCTTTTTCGCCGCCGCCAGGTTGATGTTGTAGTCTGCCTGAAGGATCCGCCCTTCTTTCAGCGCCTTGTTAAGCTCACTCTGACGGGCAGTGTATTTTTCCAGGGCTGTCTGGGTTTTGGCATAGCTGGCCTGTGCTTGCGCGGCATACTTCTGACGGTCAGATTCCGCTGCTGCTTCGCGGGAGGTATTCTCCTCGTTCGCTTTAGCAATCCCCGCCTGCTGCTGCGCCATATCCAGTGCCAGGCGGGCCGTCTCCCGGTCATTCCAGAACCGGGCGCGCGCCTCATCATTTACATAATGATCGCCCTTTCGCAGGTTCCAGATCTCATCGGCTTTTTTGAACCCAGCTTCTGCTTTTGCCACCATTTCCTGGGCGGTATCGGGCCGACCGACATCAAGCGCCGCATCCCACATCGATTTGAAGGCGCGCTTCAGTGTGTCAGCAGCTGACTCAATCGACCCCATGTTTTCCCGGATGGATTTGGTCTGATCGTTGAATCCGGCGGTGGCCGCGTCGTTTGCCGCCTTAAGAGCCTCGGCTTCATCACCGGCACGCTGCAACTGGGCAACATGTGCGATTTGCTCGGCGGTGACGTTGTGAAATTGCTGAGCCATTGCAATAAGCCCGGATGTCGGGTCAGTTGTCAGCTTGCCATACGCAGCGGCAACCTTATCGACTGGTACACCCGATGCTTCGGTGAAGCGGGCAACGGCCTGACTCATGTCGTCAAAATGGGCACCGGCACGCACGCCAGCGTTGATCAGCTCTGTCAGTGCCTTGCTCGTCTGATTAAACGTAAGTCCGGCGGACTGGCCGCTTCGCGCCAGCGTGAGCATCCGATCGGCAGTCAGCCCCGCAGTGTTACCGGAGAGCACCAGTGTTTTGTTGAAATCGGATAATGTGGACGAGCCGGCATACCAGGTATATAACAGCGCCCCTGTCGCTGAAGAGAGCGCACCAATACCAAGCATAACTGGCGAGATAGAACCCAACAGCGCACGAAACGTTGGAATAACACCGCCAAAGGAATCTTTTACCTGACCGCCTTGCTGGAGCAGGATCAGCCAGGGGTTCTGCCCGCCCGCCAGCTGCGTTGCCACATCAGTAAACTGCGCCGGGAGCATGCGCATCGCCGCGGTATACTGACCGACAGAGATGCCTGCCTTGCGGGCAGCGCTCTCCTGGCGGCTGAATGACTGCTGGATCCGCAAAGCTGAATCGTTCGCCGCGTCTCCCGTCTGCTTAAATTCTTTTTTGACGTAGCTGATTTGCTCGTTAAATTTCGTCGAGTTAACGTCAAGATTAACAACCAGATCACCGACTGCCGTCTGGGCCATAACGCACGCCTCCTGATATACCTGCCGCCTTCGCCATCAGCGCATCGTCGTCCTGCTCTGCTACTTCAACAGGCTCAGATGCAGGCGAAAGAATGCTGAAGCTGTCAGGCGTCAGCTCCGGATCGGCAAAAAACAGGGTTGAAATGGTGTAGAGCAGGCCGGAGAAGTGGGCGTCCAGCTGCGCATCATGAAAGAAGTTATCCCGGTAGAAGTTTTTCCAGTCGCCATACTCCGTTGAGGACATGCCAGCAAGCATGGCGCGCCAGTCAGGGCGACCGAACTCGCGCGCCAGTTTCAGCGCAAACGTCAGCTCACTGGCGAGGGCTTTTCCGCCGTAACAGGTTCTGCAGGTTCGCTGATTTCACCCCGCAGATCCTCCGACTGCGGTTCAATCATGCCGGAGAGGAGTTTCACCTTATAATCCGCTTCAGCAATAAGCTCTGTCGGCCAGGTCTGCAGGACTTCATCCTGAATTTTAGACACTTCCGCTGACGCACCCTCAGGGAAGGTGCTTTTCAGCGCATGACCATGCCAAAGTGACAGCGCCACCAGGTAAGCACCGTTTTTCACGGTGAGGGTGATAGCAGCCTGGAAATCACCTTCTTCAACCGCTTCCAGCCTTTTCAGGTATTCAAGGTGTTCGATGCGCTGCAGCGCCGACAGCTGGTACAGCGTCACGCTGCTACCGTTACGCTCGAGCAGTTCAGTTTTAAGAAACATATTTACTCCGGAGTACGGGGCTCACGCCCCGGGATTCAGGAAACAGTCACCTTGCAGATCGCCACAAAGTTACCGCTATTGGTCATGACGATAATTTCAACGATGCCCGCTGCCACGCCGGTGACAGTCAGAGTTGAACCACTGAGGGTTACTATGGCCTTCGACGGGTCGGAAGTCGCCACACGGAAGGAGGCGTCAGAGGCGCTGGATGGAAGGACTGATACGACCAGCTGCGTGGTCGCACCGACAGCAACCGCGGCGGTGGATTTATCCAGGCTGATCCCGGTCACGCCAATCACCGCCGTGCCGCTGTCTTCTGCCAGAGCGGGTTTACCGTTATTGGTGATTTTTACCGTTCGGGTAATCACTTCTTTTGCTGAAACCGACTTACCCAGGCTGCTTACCCAGCCTTTAAATACATCGACGGTGCCATTCGGGTATTTGATTTTGTATCCCTTCACCGCGCCGCCATCGAACCAGTTCACCAGATCCTGCTGACCGCTTTCACCCGGCAGCCATGCCAGGGTAAAGCTGGTATCGCCGGCGGATTTTTGCCCCTGCATGGTGGAGGTCCAGTCGGCGTTATCATCATCAATGTAGGTGTCATCTTCTGACTCGGCGGTGAGTTCACCTGGCTGCAGATCCTTAATCTTTGCCAGTCGCAGCCAGCCAACATCCGAAACCGGATTGGCATACGGCTCACCACTTCCGGTATAAATCCAGAGCGTGGTACCGGCACCTTTCGTCGGTGCCAGCGGGTTAGGTGTGGTCATAACGTCCTCACATTTCGTAGGTAATGGAATATTTCAGGTCGACTGAACTCCAGAGACCGATATCATCATCGCGCTGGTAGTCATAGCCCTGCTGCACCATGGTGGTGATCAGGAATGCAAGCCCCGGGATCTCCGCCAGAACCGGATAAATACGCGCTTCCATCCATTCATCCAGCTCCGAATCAGGCACCTGCGCCGGAAGAAAAACTTCAATATGAAGAGTGGCCTGCCAGATATCGGCATCCAGCTCTTCTCCTGTGTACTCTGCATCGGTCAGATAGACGGCAATGGCCGGGAAGTCGCCTTCCTCGAGGACAGCAGGCCTGCCGTCAAAATAAATAGCGTCTGTGCCGATTGCGCTTTCCAGCGAGTCGAGGATCGACTGTCGGATGTCACTGTGTTTCATCGTGTCAGAATCAGCCTGAGTTGGTTTGTAAGGGATGCCCTGAGTTCTTTGGGCATATCAGAATCCATAAGCTTCGGCAGCTCAGCTTTAAATGCCGTGGTTAATGGGGCTGCCAGAGGAATGCTGACAACTTCGATCGGATAACGGGGCTTTGTTGTTCGCCTCATGACATGCCAGCGACCGTTTTTAAGCTGCTGAATGAATCCGCCCGGAAAGAGGAATGGGCCAATTCGCAAGACACTGTTGGCCCCTTTTTTATCCCGCTTCCTGCGGGAGAGGCGCACGCTGGCGGTACCGAGCTTTATGGCCGGTAAATTGCCGCGGTTCACGCGGATAAGTGCACGAGGTTTTTTGACCGTTGCCCGCCGTACCCTGGCTCTCTGCTTCACCAGCTTTCGTGGGACACGCGTCTCTTTTGATACAATAGTCACGCTCCGGCTGACTGCCCGGCCAGCCACACGGTTAACCGCCTGAGCTGAAGCGCGGGGTACCGCCGTTTTACTGATACTGTTGAGATTAGCTATCGCCTGCTCAAGACCTTTGATGGAAATAACCCCTCCTTAACGACGGCGGGTGCCTGATGGCGGGGTGCCGTTCCCCAGCCAGATGTGACACGATCCGCAATCGTCCGGACCAATACGGTCAACCCAAAAAATCCGTCCGTTAATCGTCAGGATGTCCAGACGCTCCAGCCGGTTAACAGTAGCTGTTTTTACAAACAACGACGGGCTGGTACCCTCAATCCGGATCCCCGCCCCGGCATATCCGATGTTTTCAGGGTCATCGAATACCCCGTTTAACGTGGCACCTAACAATGCGCCGGACGTCACCGTTGCCTCAGCGCCCATAACGCCGCGGATCGTGTCATCCGCCCGAGACATGGCAGCATCAAAGAGATTATCGAAATCAGCCACGGTGCCCCCTGTCAGATTTCTCGGGCCAGCCCATGAGAAATCAGATCGACTGCCACTTTCTCAGCAACGCGGATAGTGACGCCAGGTTCAACAATTGATACAGGTTCGTTCCGTATGCCGTGCAACGCATCAACATGCAGCGTGATCCGCGTCTCAACTGCCACAAGCTCATCATTGCCAGATGAGGTTGAGTCAGCAGCACCGGCAGTTTCCGGGGGTTCAATTTTGCCCACATTTGCCCCTCTACCGGCTTCGGCCTGACCGCTGCTTTCACCGGTATTCTGGTCTGCTCCTTCATCCAGCTCTTCTTCAAGCTCGGCAATACGCATCGAAAGCTCCTGGATTGTGCCGCTGGTATTCACATCGCGGCCAAGCAGCTTGCCCAGCTCTTTCAGCCGGGCGATCAGTGTTTCTTTTTCAGTCATGGAAGCTATTCCTGAGATATGGCCCCGCAGGGCCACTGGATGGAAATTACGCGAGTTTTACGGAAACAAACTCGTCCGCGTCTGCAAGCAGCATCAGCGGCGCGGACTGGATCATGGTGAATTCACGGGCCGGGTCGCCGGTTTGTACCCAGTTTTTTGGATAGCGTGCAGAGGCGTTAATGCCCTCGCGCTGCGCGTCCACATCCTGGATGCAGCCATAGGTTCGCAGACCGCGCGCCTGTGTGTTACCCAGTACCATGGTGTTATCCGGCAGGTAATTCTTCTGCGCGCCTCCTTCAACGTACTGACCGGCATACACGACGATTGCCACATCGCCGTACATACCCTTATAGGAAACCGCCTGACCGAGATCCTTCAGGGCCGTCTCAAGTTCCGAGTTAGAGCCGCGGCGGGTATCCAGCTTGTCTTTTACCGCTTTGAAGGAGCGGAACAGTGACCAGCCCTTCGGATCGAAGACAATAATGTTGACCACGCCGCTGGCATTCACCGCATACGTCTCGATGTCATCGGTCGGATCATAGGTTTCCTTGTCCCGGGCGGACCAGGCCGCAGCGCCTGCCTGAACAATGTTGTTTCTGGCGCTGCGCTGCATATCCACCTCCACCGGCTCGAACGCCTCCCCGGTCATGGTGTATTTACCGCTGAGAACGGCGGATACGGCCTGCATCTCTTCTACCTGCGCAATCGCCAGCTCTTCATCCTTCATGTTCTGAAGAATGATGCGGCGGCGGCGGTAGGCAGGATCCGCCAGGTTCTGTGGATCTTCATCCGGCAGGCGACGCAGTGTCATCTGCGGGTTTACTTCGTGCTTGGGTTTGACATATCCAGGTGTAAATTCTGAGGTGGTACCCCCGCGGGAACGGATGACCTTGCCGGAAATAACAGGCGAGACATACAGCGCCATGTTAACCAGACCCGGGATTTGCGACAGGTACACTTTCTCAGTGCTGAAGGGATAGCTTTCGCGGAAGAAGATGCGCAGGAAAAGCGGATCAAACTTAAATTTCTTCTCATTGACCGCCAGCAACTGGGCAGTGGTATACATTGACATAGATTTTTCCCGTAAAAAAAGCCGCGCTGGCGGCCTTTATGGATGAAAGAGACTGATACGAAGTGACTTAAACGATGCTGATGCCCGTGCCGGTGAAAGCATTGCGCTTAATGTGGTCGTCGGTGACGGCAGAAGGCCAGAGCACATCTTCAATTCGGAATGAGCCGGATTTATAAAATGCCAGCTCCGCGCTGCTCTGATCTGCAGTAACAGCCAGAATGCCGCATGCTGCACCTGCATGCTCGCCGTCCCAGATGGTCAGTTTGCCGGACGTAGCATCGAGCATGAGCGGGGTCATTGCCGGGGTGGATGCCGTCAGCTCGCCCGGTGCAAACGCGGTATGTGCCGGATCGCTGTTACCGAGCGGCTGGTGATGAGTAAATACTTCGGTGATTGCCATGTTAGCCTCTTAAACGGGGGTGTTTAACAAATCGTCGCCGGCTTCAGCAGAGGCATTCCCTGTTGAAAGCGCGCCTGGTGCGGTTTCCATCAGACGATCCAGCGCCGTATCGGTACGCGCCTGGGCGCTTTGCGGTGCCGCGGCCAGAATGCGCTGCGCACTCTCGACCGTCATGCCCGGCGTTTCGGCCAGCGCACGGGCCTGTGATTCGCGACCTTTTGCCTCTTCACAGTTCAGAATACCCATGATGCGACCTTTCTCGGCGGCTACGGCTGCCGATACCTGAGCGCTGAGGTCTGCCGGGGCCGTCAAGGCAGCGGTTGTTGTGTCAATGGTAGTGACCTGCTCAGCCGGTGCAGTAGTCTGTGTAGCTGTCTGGTCAGCTGGCTGATTGTTCGCTGCAGATGCAGAAGGTGATGGCATAGTTCCTCCAGTGGTTGTTTTTTTGCGTCTGTCGAGTGCTTCACGCATCACGCCTAGCGCATCGGTATTGTTAACAAGTTCATCCGCCAGACCGTTATCCACGGACTCCTGGCCGGAGAAGACAGCCGCCTCGGTGTCCAGTACGGCCTGCACAGACATGCTGGTATAAGCGGAAACCTTTTCGGCAAACATCTGACGCGTGGCGTCTATTCGCGTCTGAAAGTCAGCGCGAACGTCCTTTGGTAGTTTTTCGTAGGGATTGCCATCGATTTTATGATCGCCGCTGTAAATCAGCGTGACCTCGACGCCCTGCGTTTTCAGGGCGGCTCCGTAATTGCTGTGCGCCATCATCACGCCGATTGAGCCCGTCCGCGCGGTCTGAGTAACCAGCCGGCGGGAAGCGGCACTGGCGATAAGCTGCCCGGCGCTGCAGTTCATATCGTTTGCCAGCGCCCAGATGGGTTTGATATCGCGCATACGCGCAATAATGTCGGCGCAGTCAAATGCGCCAGACACCATCCCGCCGGGCGTATCCATATCGAGAAGAATGCCGTCTACACCGGGATCACTCATGGCCTGCTGCAGGCGGGCAATAATGCCGTTGTATCCCGTCATGCCGGAATAAGGTTGCAGCGAACGGGTTTTACTCACCAGCGTGCCGGAAACCGGCAGCACCGCGATGCCGTTCGTTATCTGGTAACTGCGCGACGGCCGGGGACCCATTTCCTCGTCATCGCCAAAGAGCGCCAGCGGTTCGGCAATCTGCTCAGCACCAAGCGTTGCGCCCGACACCGTATCGGTAAGTCGGGTAATGCCCAACTGGCCCGCCAGCGCGCAAAAGAAAACCCGCGCGTAGGCGGGTTCAAGCATCAGCGGCTCATTAAAGGCCATGCTGGCAATATGCGGGAGATTACGCAGCTCTGGCGTCATCTTTCTCCTCCTCATTTGATTTTTTCAGGCCGGATTCAAAGGCGACTGCCGCCCATGCCGGAGGTGTAAGGCCCGCAGCCCGGCGTTCGATTGTTTCTCTCACCTGCTGGGCAAATATCTCTTGGTAGTCTTCACCCCGTTTAGCGCACTCTTTCTCATAGGTGCTGAGTCCCGCTTCAATCAGCATGGCGGCTTCCTGCACTTCTTTCAGTCCGTCAATTGCCATTCGTCCTGAGCCAATCCAGTCGCAGTTACCCCAGGCACTTCTCGCCTCCTGGAAACTGAAGCGAGCTTTAGAAGGCAGAGTGACCACACGACGGACGACGGCCTCCTCCAGCCAGCAAAGAAACATCTGGCTGGCCTGGCGGGATGCGACAAACTTGCGACGCCCCATGAAATAGGCCCAGGACTCGTTGGCGCTGGCGCGTGCGGTGGAGTAACTCATCTGCGAATAGTTGCGCGAAAGCTGCTCGTATGACACCCCCAGTCCGGCGGCGATATAACGCAGCAGTGACTGCTCAAAGGTTGAATAACCGTTGTCCGTGTCCTGTGCTGACTGAAGATTCAGTGAATCACCAGGCATCAGATGCGGGACTTTAGCACCACCGAGTCGAACCGGCGCTGCGGTGTAATACGATGCCATTTCACCCAGCCAGCCTGTCATTTTGCTTTGCTGGTCTTTACTGTCAGAGCCGAGAATAAAATCCATCGCCGTCTGCGTGTCCAGCTCACTTTCGATTGTGGCCGCATACATCGCTTTCACGATCGCACTCTGCAGCTGCGTATTTTGCAGGGTATCGAGCATTTTCATCTGCTCCATCACGCTGTAAAACACGTTGGCACCTCGGGTCTGTCCGTCTTCAAGCGGCTCGAATACGTGGATAAAAGATGGTCTGCCCCCGGGCAGCTCACGGGGGATATACGTCCACTTCTGCGCCATCCAGCCCGGATACCCGTCCTCGCTCACCCAGTAACCCAGCGCTGCACCAGTATCGTTTATGCTGACACCGGCACGGCAGTTGCGAGTGTCTCCCATGTTATTCGGGTTACTGACACGCTTCGGGCTGACCATTTTGAATTGCGTGCGAAAAAGGCGGGTGGCACTGCTGTCCCAGGTGGCCTGAGCACACAACTCACCGTTGAAAGCATGCATTGCAACACCTTCACGGATCATCATGGTGAACGTGCGTTTGCGTTCGGCATCAATGCAGCAGCAGTCGTCTTCAGCAAATTCCTTCCATGCCGCCTCGACTTCCCGGGAGAATGCCCGGGCCTCCTCTTCACTAATACCGAGGAAGCGCCAGCTTGGGCGATGGCTTAGCCGGAAAAATGACCCGACAATATGATCCTGGTGAAGCTGGATGGCATTGGCTGCATAGCCATTATTCCTGATCAGATCATCAGCCCTGGCATTACCGCGCGAAAAATTGGGAAGAAGTGCGGCATCGGCACTTTCACTCGGTGGATTCCATGCCCGTAACTGGCCCCCAAATCCTCCCCCACCGCCGTGATAACCGGCATAGTCCCGCAGGGATGTTTTACCGTCCGGCCCCACTAAAGCTGGTAATTTCATACGTAAAACCCTGCCGGTCCCCGGCGCCGTGAAGTGGAACCAACCTGAGATTCAAGGTCAGCAATGTATTTTTTGAGGTCAGAGACAGAAGTGGCGGTAAACTCCACTTTGCGACCATCTTTCTGTACCGTCGCAACCCGCTTACCCATCATGAGGTCATGTAACGCAGCGCGCGCTGCTTCCAGGTCAGCCTGTGTCGCCATTATTCTTCTCCGGATAATGCCCGGGCGTAATCCGCCAGGGTTTTATTATTTTTACGGCCGCTGTCTTCCTCCAGCAGACCTGCCAGGAGAGCATCGAGATTAAGCTGCCACCGCGAGATGCTGATCCGCAGGGCTGCAAGTGCATATACAAAGCAGTCAAGCGCTTCATTTCGTCGTTTTTTGCTGTCCCATACGATTTTTTTCTTACCGTCCACCCACTTTTCGACCTGCTCCTCAGCTGTCAGTTGCTGAGCTTCAGCTAAATCATAGATTTCAGGGTTATTCGGGAAATGCACCGCGCCAGCAAGGGGCTCGTCGCCGTCTGGCACCAGTGTGAAACGGTTATAGATTTGTTCTTTTGCCGTATCGGTCCCCACTTCCGTAAGATAAACACCGTTTTTGTTGCGTTTACGTGGCATGCTCGCAACGGGTTTACCGTAGACAGATGCTCCTTTAATAGGTATCAGGCGGAACAAGCCATGCTTTTTCGAGCGGGTATAAACGATGGTCGGGTCGATCCCGCCAATATCCCAGCAGATACGTGAAATCGACATTTCCACTCCATTCTGCCGGGTATATGTCCGGTTGATCCCCTCATCCACCCTGAGCAGAGTGGCTTCATCGTCATGACGGCCCATTATAATCAGTCTGTCGATGAGCCAGCTTTCTTCGCCTGGTCCCCACCCCCAGACCCGCATTTCATAACGATCAAGCTGTGAGTCGATCCCTGCAGTGAGATAGGCAACCCGTTCCGGAACCGCGGCGCCAAAGTGTTCTTTGCGTTCGGCCATCACGTCAGCATCGGGGCGATCGCCGATTTTCGGCTCCCATGTCTCGCCAAGCGTAGTATTCACGAAAGTCTTACGCTTGCCGGTATCCCCTTTTGTTTTGATCCAGTCTTTGACGATTTGTACCCAGGTCGTGAAGGGGCTGTAAGCGGTCCAGATATGAAAAGTGACGCTGTCTGGTGGATCAATTTCGGTACCGGATGATGAAAACCAGTACAGACCGTCCCGCGTCCATATACCCGTTTCGTCGCAAATATAACGTGCCTGCGCAAAATCGAGTTCCTGCTGCTTGATCACACAGGCGTTGTGCTCGCAAAGATAGAACACGCTGGCAGGTTCACCCGGCGTCCACTTGAAACCGAACGGCGTCTCTTTATCGCCGAATTTCAGGTACTGCTCTTCCCCACAATGCGGGCAAGGAACGTGGAACCGTAAAAAATGCTGTGACTCTTTAGCAGCACGCTCAATCTGGCAGGTGCCCCTGACTTTTGGTGTGGATCCCCGGATAGACTTGGGCCAGACCGATCCTTCAATACGCTTATCGCCCAGAAATGTCGGGGAGCCCTCTTTCTCGATATCTTCATCGAAGGCAGCCAGTTCGTCATAGCCCGCCACATCGACGGATTTCTCACGATAGTTTTTTGCGGCCTTTCCCCCCAGACACCAGAACCCACGCCCGTTTGAAAATCGCTTCATACTGAGGGTGTTGTCCCGGTGTTTTTTGCCATACCAAGGAGCCAGTGCCAGCAAGGTGGGAATATCACGGATTGTCGGTTCGACATGCGACTTCATAAAGTTTTCGGCATCGCCGTCAGTTGGCAACCAGATAAGGGAGTTTCGCTGCTTATGCTGGATGAAATACGCATATACCCCGAGCAGCATTTTTGAATAACCAACACGGGCAGACTTCACGACGTTCACTTCACGGATATAGTCATTGCCCATCGCATTCATGATGGCACGCTGAAATGGCAGTGTTTCCCAGCGTCCCTCCTGGTAAGCAGACTCTTTCGGAAGATAATAATTATCGTCTGCCCACTCAACGGCTGTCTGCGGCTCGGGACGGAAGAGCGAACGGAGCCCCGCACTCACAGAGTGCTGTACCCCCTTAGCCTGACTGTTCGATATATTCACTCAGCAACCCCGGTATCATTTCATCCAGCGCAGCTGCTTTGTTCATGGCCTTAATGATGTCCTTCTTAAGGAAATCAATATGTCGGTTTTCCAGCTCCGGGAAGCGCCGCTGAACCGACAGAGGCACTCCATCGAGAATACTGGCAATTTCTCCGGCTATCCGCGACAGCACGAACGTGCAGAATACGGTCTCCACCACCTCAGCGGACTCTTTGGCATTTTTAAGTTCCTGAGCGTCAGCCTGTGCTCGGGTGAGACGGTGTCGCTCATATTCAATGGTGCCGGGTTGAAGATCGGACTCGGAAGCAATGCGCAGATCCTCAACCTCTTTTCGTAATTTTTCATTTTCTATTGCAGCATCCCGCGCTGAATACCATTCGATAACGGCGGCGGAATCATACAGAACCTCGTTTCCCTTCCCGCCCCCACGCGCTACCGGCATCCCCTGGTCCTGCCAGTTCTGGATCGTGCGAACGCTGACACCGAAAATCTCGGATAGGTGTTTTTTGCTAACCTCCATTGCTCACTCCTGGCATAAAACAGAGAAAGGAAACGACAAACGCTAAATCACCGTTTTTCAAGCTCACAATTTCTTTTCTTTTGAAGGGATATTTTTAGTAAAAACAGCCAGATAACAAGAAGAAGAACGGAAACGGCAAAAACCCGAAAATTTTCATAAATAGCGAGATTCTGCGAGGACGCCGCCCCGTAACAGGCCGATATGCTGGAAAGGACCCGCTAATGATAATAAATATCATTAGCATTATTGTGTACCGCATCGGCACCCCCATTTCGACATCTGGACGTCTAACACCCCCAAATGATTTCGAGCTTATTTAAACGGTCAAGTTGTTTCAAAGTATCGAAGTGCTGACAGTCTCCGTTTTGCTAGGCATGCTATGCACGTAAAAAAGCCCCGCTTTTGCGAGGCTGTACTTAACCAACCGCCAGATGCTTATTCGTCTTTCTTGATCACAACTTCCTGCGGTCTCATCTGCTGGATAGCACGGCAGATGCAGTATGGGATGACAGCCCAGGCAACACCCATAGCTGCGCCAGCTGCCTGCTGTGGTGCGCTTACAGCTCCAAATACAGCAACAATACCCTCAATAAAACCAACTATCCCACATACGATACAAATTGCCCAAAGGAATTTCATTAACCTAACTCCATTTAAAAAAGAGCTATTAGAATAAATCTGCAAACCTTTTAGTAAAGCATTATCGCCTGTGAAAAGTGCCTGCCTACCGATAAGCGTAGTTTATCCCCTACAAGGTATATTTTCGATTTATCCGCCAGAAGGGATATGGAAAGTTCGTTTTCTTCGGCACCTCCGGCTTCGGATTACTGTTAAACTTGGGTGCCTGCGCCTTTTGTATAAGTCCTGTGCGTCAGAATTAAAATTTGTTAGTACCTGGAATGCTGTAGCACCAAGAGAAATTTCAGAAGAGAATACCAGGTACCACGAGCAAACATCAAAACGGAATGAATATTCAGTAAGAACGACACCGTTGCCCTCAGGAAGAGGGCTTTTGTTGAGCAATTCATTACGTCACACTTCGACTATGAGAGTAGTCCTATGACCCCTTCTAATTGGCATGCGCATAATAAACTTGTAACGAATATGCACTTGCATGCCCTCATGAGCAGACCGGGTTTCCTGCTCATGAGGGTTTTTTCTTTTTCATCATCCAGGCTGATAGCTTAATAACCGCCCGCAGGCGTCTTATTTAAAATCGTTCTTTTTCTTTAGAAGCCCAGCGATATCACCCTTAGCGAGCAAAACCATATCGACGGTTGCTGTTATAAGCGTGTAAAAGCCCAAAGATTTAAGCTGCGAGTAGATCTCTACACTCGTACCTTGGCTAATATTTTTGAAAAGCTCCTGACTTATGCTATCACCCTTAATCTCAATGTATTCAATTTCATCCTCTTCATCATAGATTCTGCTTGCTGACATAGCTGGGAAATTGCTGCCGATGATAGTTACAATTATCTCTTCCATATCCACCTCTTGTTTGTAGTCCGGCAATAACCTTAGATTACGTAATAATTAAGTTCAATCAATAACTTAACCAATGCCAACGTCAATCCAGCTTTGTAATGCGTCACAGCGTGGCTAACTGTATGTGTTGGCGGAATGAAAAGGACATCATCAGCACAATCGCAATTGCGCTATTTTATGGCTACTGAACATCAGTGCTTTTTGCGTTTAGCCTTAACCTCTTCTACTGCTTTTTTAACGATGCCACATATTTCTTCAGCGCCATCAGGGCAGTAATGGTTGTACTTCCCGCCCTCATTCATTACCCGGCGTACATCATTCACGACCCCATCCAGGCTGAGGCCTGAATCCTCATTAAGGGACAGGACTACCAGTAACGCCTGTTTAAGATGATCTTCGTTGTCGTTTTGCACAATTCCACCTCGTTCAAAGTTGTAAGACTTTAAATGTAGACTGAATTACCTTAAACATTGCTCCCTGATGTACTCCTGCAGCAATCTCAGGGCTGACTGGTCTTGCTTGATACCGGCCCGGATACCGAGAATGTTTCGTCCAGCAACGTCAGAGAGTTCGACGGTTTCATCATTGCCCATGCCGGAGGTGCCGGTGGCTTGGGTTGCGGCTTGCACTGGACAGCGGCCTTTGACGAGCACCCGGCCACCATTATTAAGCTTGCGCTGCAGAGCATCATTTTCAGCTTTTGCATCGGCGAGTTCCTGTGTGTACTTAGCATCCAGCGCCGCAACAATGCGCTGGCGCACCTTCATATCATCGATGGCGTCGTTAGCCAGGCTTAGCTGCTCAGTAGCCTTGTCGCGCTGGTCTTTGTAGGCGATAGCATTGTCGCGGTAGTGGTTCACCAGAAGCGAAAGCGACACGATCAACCCAACCACGAAGAAAGTAATACCGGCCTTCCAGCTAAAGGTCATTCTTCCCCTCCGCCAGGCACATGCTGCGCTCCATCTCTCGACGGTTCTGAAGGCCTTTCCACTTCATACCACCAGCGTAAACCCAGCGGCGCATCTCTTCGCACGCTCCGTCATGATCACCTTTATTCAGCTTGCGCAGCAGCGTGGACTTCGAGAACGCGTCAGAACCAACGTTAAAGACAAAGCTGTAAAGCGCGGCGCGCTGATATTCGCCCAGCGGCGCCCTGACCAGATTGTCTACCGTACGCTTGGCTGGCTGGAGGTCTTTCCATAGCAGCTGGTCACATTCGCGATCGGTATACTTTTTCTCTCTCACGATATCCCGACCCGTATGGCCGTCGCAGACAGTCCACACTCCGGCGACATCTTTATAAGCTTCGTACTTCCGCCCTTCGACGCCATCCTGCCCACCGAGGAACAGCGAGGCAATCAGCATTGCACCGCCACCAGCTGCGGCGAGCAGTTTATTGCGAAGGCTGCTGGTCATTGGCATATCAGTCTTCTCCAACTTTCACCGCCGGGCCGTATTTCTCCAGCGCCTTAACCTGCGCATTGGCGACCTTGCGTTTGAAATACCAGTTAATGAGTCCGGTAACGATTATCCCGGCAATACCCGCCAGTACGCCGATGGCGCTCCATTCGTCAGGACTCAGTTTTGTGAGGACGCCGTTCAGGATGGTTCCTCCTGAGGTGCCCAGGGCGACTCCGGTGACAAGCTTGCTCATACGGGACATTTCTCTCACCTCGCCAGGATGCGGGTGCTGTGTGGGTAGGGCTCAGGCTCGCCGGATGAATTAACGACAGACCTTGATGGGGGTTTCCGGGAGCCTGAAATAAAAAAAGGCCCGCTTTTCAGCAGGCCCAAATGAGTTGACAACTTTAGTAAGTAGGCATGTTACCTTGCCATCACCCGTGTAACAGCTGTGTCGAACAGCATCACTTCCCGATCAGGATATCGGGGGGGAGGTTATGGCCTGGTTGACGATTTAAAGATAGCACCAGTTTCAAAGTGGGGATAAAAAAATGCCTGCTTTTACAAGCAGGCATAAATTGACTCAATCACGGATACTCAGATAGGTGCCGGGTGCCTCCCGGTGACTCGTTACCAGTTAATAGAGTCGCAAGCATATCTGCACTTAGCAGTTAACTGGATTGCCCCGCCGCACAGGGGGATTCACCTAGCATTTAACCATAGCAGAAATTTGTCAGGATTCTAAAGTGTCCAGTTTCGTTCACAAAGCAGAAAATAAGTCCTATTAAGCCATTGAGCGGCATGCGTCTGCACAACGAAGGCAGGCTTCAGAGCATTTCTGACAATGTTCTGCTTCGTGCTTACCACATTCCTCACCGCATTTCTGACAAATTTCTGCGCAGACCTGGCATAGCGATTTCGCAAACTCACTCTCAAAGGTCATAAATTGTGCCGCGAGCCGACAAATATTAGCGCACTGCATATCGAGCCTTATGCACTCACGCATCATATCCACTTGCTCTTCTTTCAGACATGAAGCAGCACAATAATCACATGCAGCTGCGCATTTGTAGCAGGCCTCGATACATTCAGCATGGTTAACTGGCATAGTTCGCTCCTTTCAGTCGTAAGCAGAAAACTAAGTCTGGTTACCTGAGAGCGATGATGCCAGTTAATGGGAGCGTTATTCCAAATTTGCCTAAATATTATATGCAGGTAGCGCATTAGAATAACGACTTCATCCAACAAATCACTAACCCACCGGCGATATCATGATGGAGTGAGAGGACCTTCCAGAACTTCTGCTTCACCGTTATTACAAAGGGGATCCCCTTGCGTCAGGTGCCAGATACCGGTTACGGTCTTACCCGTTTCAAGCTCTTCCGTTTCTCCATCGGTATAGTAGGCAACCTGAACCCTGCCATTATGCTGTATCCAGTAAAAACCCTCTTTCATACTTTCCTCCCTCCTCACTGTGAAGAGAGTGTAGCCATTCTCGTTATGGGATGGCGTGAGGAATACTGAATTATGAATGAAGCGATGAACTGGTCCGCCATCGAGGATTTGAACCCCGAACCACAGAGGTAGAAGCTCCGTGCTCTCTCCAGTTGAGCTAATGGCGGATAAAAAAGACCAGCAATAATGCTGGTCAGGGTCATGCAGTTGTCTCTGCCTGGTGGGCGCTTCCCCACTCCAGTGTTTTAATCGTATCGAGAGCATTATCAAATGCCATCTTAAAAATAGCATCCGCGCCAAAATATATACCAGGCGGCAAGAATGTAAGGATACGGTTTCGTGACAGGTAAATGATTTTATATCTTCTATGCAAACAAAAAGCCCCACGGTGTTAACCGCAGGGCTTGAAACGAAGGCAGTAACCCATCGTTGGGATGAAATTAACACAGTTTCCGGAAAAGTAAATAGCCCGGGATTGAAAAGTAAGCCGTTTTCGTGAGCGCTATCGCGTTATATGTTTGAGCTGCGCCTCTGCCCACGCCTCCTCGATATCGAATTTCGCGATCAACTGGTCGTAGAATGGCTTAACCGACTTCTCCCAGGTGGCGACGGTGATCGCATCTGTAATCTGACAAATAGCTGCATATGCCTCCGTTGATGGGATTCGCTCATACCCGCGCCCGCTGCAGCGCTTGCAGGTGCTGAATACCGGCACCCCCTGCTTTTTCGTTTCCTTCTGGTTTACGGCTTTACCGCGCCCCCGACAATCGCTACAGGCTGCGCTCACCCGTCCTGCACCGTTGCACTTTTTACAGAGCACTTTTACGGTCTCTTTGACTTTCACCATTCCGGCCACGGTCATCTTGCCTTCTGGCTTACGGTATTTGTTGGTGAACACGTCAGCCTCGATAAACCCCTGCCCCGCGCAGCAATCGCACTGTTTCACGCTGGCAGCGCTGCGGGAATAGTCCTCAAATGCGAACGTGGCCAACTGGTGCATTACCAGCGGCTTAACCCCGTCGCTCAGCTTGCGCAGCGCAGCAACTTTATCGCATTTTGTCAGTGCGTACTCGGCCAGCAGCGCGATCGCCCTCTCCCGGTCGTTATGGCTGATCCCCATCTTCCCGAGGAAAGCGCTGTATCCCATGGCGGCGCGTTCCTGCGTCATGCCCATGGCTGCCATGATATCCGTACCGGTCAGAGAATCTGATGCGGTGGCGCGCGGGGAGTCGCTAATCATCGTGGACTTTGCGAAGTGGTATTTCACTGTGTTTTCGAGGTTCATGCTGCGGCTCCTGCCATCAGGTAGATGCGAATAAAGTTACGAAGGATTCGATAGTCCACCAGCACCGTTCCCGGGCGGCGATATATGCGGAGGCGCAGCCAGCGCATGCGAAGCGATTCGATCAGTTCGGGTTTCATGCTGCCACCTGCTGTTTTAGTTTTTTGAGCTTTGCCCGGTATTCGTCGCGGATCTGGATAAAGTCATCGCGGCGGTAATTGGTCATTTCGTGAGGCCCATTCAGCCAGTCGACATATTCCTGCCCGTAACGAGCGATCAGTCCGTCTTCGTAGTTCTTCGCCACTGTCGCCTCTTTGGCTGTGTACTTGCCGGAACCGGCATTGCAGGATTTGCATTGCTTATGGGCATTGCGTTCTTCGAAGCGCAGTTCTGGATTAGCGCCGACTGTTTTGAAGTGGCCGCAGTCCCACTGACCGCCATGTAGATCTGGTGGGTTGGTCTCTCCGCAGCTTATGCATGGCAAATCGGCATCACGCGCACGAATGAAGGCATTGAAAGCCTGTTGCGCCTGGACTTTGTAATAACTGGCAGGCCTTAGTTCGGCCAGGCGTGTTTTGCGGCGCTCACGCCCAGCCTTTTCCTCTTCGCGCTGACGCTTCTTCTCAGCACGCAAAGCCTCGGCGCGGTTCTTTGCTGTCTGCGCTTTGGCAACGGCAGTAGCGCATTCGTAGCTGCATACAACCTGGCCATCGCGAGCCGGGTGGAACCACTCGCGGCAGTTCTGATTTGCGCACTTACGGCGGGGTTTCTTAGCCATGCTCAACCCCAGACCTTTTGGCGGAAGGTCCGCGGCGTTGGCTCGAGGTACTTAACCTCCTGCCGCTCCACGCTGACCGTCCAGGTAAGGTAATCGCGATTGAGGCTGCGCGTTACAGCTACCCCGCGGCGCTGGTACTGCCGCTGAAGTTCATCGGCCTGTTCGGTTGTGCACTCGTTGTAGTGGAACCATGATTTCGCCATCTGGTTATCCCCCGAAGCTCATCAGCTGCGCGGCGGCGTTCTCAGCCTCGCGCTGATTGCTAAATGAACGGTGGAGGATGAATCGCCATAGTACGTTCAGCGTTTCGGTATAGAGCGGCACAAACGCTGTATCGTCCATATTCGCGAATGAAATGCTTTTAGGGCGCTTACGCTGGCTGCCATCAGGGAGGAATACCACGTCGTAATAACCGGCACAGACGATTACCCACTCACGATAAGCGTCAAATGATTTGCACGCGGTAATGTTGGATGTGCGGCGGGCTGATAGGTCGCAGAAGAACTCCTCAGCATAGGATGCCAGTATGTCGCCATTGCCTACTCGTTGCGCCAGATAATCGGCGTACCGGCTAACAATGTATTTCTCAGAAGGCGTGATCGCTCCACCAGCTGGCTCCCAGTATTCAAAACCGAGGTTCAGTAGTGAAAAAAACTTGCGGTGTAGAGCTGCATTGCGGACGCGACGGAATTCACCTTCGAGAACCGCGCCGAGCTTACATTTTGAATGCAGAAAGTCGCTGGTCTCCGGCGTGGCGGGGATCAGAATTCCTGAGGATTGCTTGATGAGTTGTAACTGCGCCATGGTCTTCTCCGTGGCGCATCAGGTCAACGGGTGTTCAGTCCGTTGATATCATAATATCAGAGGGTTCAGCGAGGCGGTAGCCAAGGCGGCGAAGAAATCGCGTCCCGGTCGACAGATTGAAAATCCCTTCGTCCTCCAGCAGCGGGCGGCAGGAAACCATCCCATTTCTGGTATAGACCAGGTACCGACGCTCAAGCGACATGGAGCCCACAACCGTCCCGTCCGAGCGTCTGACAATGTCATACCAATCGGTTTGTTCCTTGCTATCACTCACAAAACCCCCTTCTTTCTCACAGATAAACCAGAAATTTATTCATTTGCAAATACCCCCTGGCATTGCTCTTTAGGCACGATAGCAAAGTCGATCTGTTTGTTAAGGGCTTAAAAATAAATAAATTCCGTGAGTCGTTTTATCTTTCCATTCCACATAATTTAGCATAGAAACACTGTATGCATTTACAGTATAATTTCAATTCCCCAAGTATGCACAAAAAGCATCGGTAGATGCAACATCATTTATCCGTTTGATTTGGATAAAGATTATCGCTACCTGAGCGCAAACATTGATCGTTTTTTTTAACAGATACTGAAGAAGACGACAGTAGGGATAACCGCTTGATTAGAAAACCCTCAATCCTGCCAAACGCAGAGCAGGCCTGCGCCTGAAGGTATATTGCCGCGATGACACATCTTGTCAGGTTGGTAATTTGTTGCTGTGCTGTGTCTATTATCTAATCGATTTCATAGATCAATATCATCGCATCGATCGGTAATATCGATCAGGTATGTGTGGGCGGCTCTTCAGGCGGCCAGCAGCCGAGAAAAAGGCCTCCGAAGAGGCCCTGGTCAGGTCGATATGGGGATTCCCATATCGCTTGTATGGTAGCTATGTCAACTCAGGCAGTTTGAAGCCAGCCATGTCTTCTGCCCGGATGGGAGGTGACAGGCAGTCAGCAAAGACCAGTGAACCATCGAGCAAGATAACGAAACTCCACCCCCTGAATAGGCTGGCGCTACACCAGTCGGCCTTAAGCGGCACATCAGGCATCTTGTCCGGGAAGCTTGGGTAATGCTCTGCAAGCCACTCCATGGCGTCGCAGCGATTGATAGTGTATTTGTCGTACATCACTTCACCTCCACGCACTTGATGTTGTTGATACGAGGTGACGCCTCATTCCAGGAGCGTTCCTGCTCCGCAATGGCGAGCGCTTTTATGGCTGCCTGGCACTGAGCCATATTCTCCATTGGCTCGACCTGCATGCTCATGCTCTGGCTGACTAACACCATAATCAGGAAGACGTAGCTCATTCGGCCTCCTGTTGCGGCGCTGCTGCAATCATCGCAGCCCAGCACAGCTTGGCCCGGTGCGCCGCCTGCTCGCAGCCACTCATAGTCTGGTACTTATCCCAATCGGCCGGCTGGAACAGCGGATGCGGTACGGACTCAAATCCGTGGATGACCATGTCTTCTGTCGGCTCAACCGGCACCAGTGCATAACCATCCGGGATTAAAGCAGAGTTGCCCAGCGGCATGTAATCCACGCCCCACGCCGATGATGGGTCCTTTCCGCCTGAAACGAACAGCGGCGCGTCACATTTGCTTTTTTCATCCTGATAATCCGATCGCACCCAACCTAAAACGGGCAACTCATCACGCTGGCTAACAGGCTCGGCACAGGTAGTGATTAACCCCTCCATCTCCATAATTCTCTCATCGTCTGTCGGCTGGCTTGGCTCGGCACCCTGAAGCATGGCGGCGCGGCAGGATACGATACCGGCCTTAGCCTTGTGCCATGCGTCATGGTCACGATCGGAGATACGCAGAACCTCTTCCATTGCTGAAAGCAGTTCTTTAGGCACTACCGGCGTTGGCGGGGTGGCGTATAAGCGAGTTCCATCCTTGAAATTTTCCCAATCAGCCTGACCATCAGCGGCTATGCAAACCACCCTTGCATCCGGGTGGCATCCGCTATTGTCATATTCGCCAAGGACAACCTCGCCCACAGGCTCAGCCGTCAGCGCTGCCAGCGCAATCTCAGCCAGGCGCTTAACCACTTCGGGCGGTGCGGCGCGGTCATTCAGATGATCCCACGCCTCACACATCTTTTTGCTGTCTTCCGGGTGGATATCTTCGTTAGTGCCATCCAGCGCCGTGATCACCTCGTTGGCGCTTTCGATAATTATGGATAGATGCTCTATGGTGAACTCCATTATTTACCTCCCTTTGAGTTAGTCAGCGCTACGGCATAGGCAAACAGCTTTTTGTGAACCCACGCTCTGTATTGCGCCTCCGCCTCCTCATCAGCGCCGCCGAGGTCAACAAGGTTTTCCACTATCTCAGCTGTCAGCGCGTCAATATCTGGCGCTGGTGCTGCTATCGCCGCCAGTGTGATTTCAGCCAGGCGTATATCCATCTGCGCGATACTGCATTCAGGGTGTTGTAGTGCGGTTTCTTTCTGAGTTTCAATACGCGCGATTAACTGCTCTTTGGTGAATGTCATGGGTTAGTCCTCCCACTCCGTATCCCATTCAACCCAAGCGCCATCTCCATCAGCTTCAATGACGCCCTGATTCCCGCATTGCGGACACTTAACCTGATCGCCACCGTAAAGATATGTGCCTGACAGGGATCGGCTGGTGACTTCAATCCCTACGCTGCATTGGCAGTGTTCGCACGCATTCAACCAGTCAACGCGATACAGTGTCGGCTCCCACAGCATGGTTCTATTTCTGTTTTGAAATAACAGTCTGTTCATATCACCCCTCCCCGTTGATGCGGATGCCAGCGGCGCGGGACTCCCACCACTCGTTGGCTTTACCATGCGTTTCACCCAATGTTGGCGCGATACCGAGGATTACTTCCACCGCTGCCGCGTTGGCTTCGCATACGTCATCGTGCGTGTAGTTGCTGGGATTAATTTCCAACAGCGTGTCGTGCGACCATTGCAGTAGTTCTTTCATCTCAGCAATCCGCTTTTCTGCCGCTTCCCATTTGCTGTGCAGCAACGAATAGTTTTCAGTGCAGGTCTTAATGACATGTCGCAGCTGGTTTTCGTCCAGATCATCAATGGCCGGAAGCAGCATGTTAGGTGCAGCCTTCAGCCCCGCATTCTCAGCCGCCAGCGCGTCCCGCTGCTTAATCGCTTCCCGTAGCGCCAGGGTGGTGCAGTCCAGCCGCTCGGCCAGATGGGAAACAATCTTCGCCATATCGATGATCGGTGTGTCGCTGCTCATCGCCTTCGCAAACTGATGACCAACGGCCACCAGCTCTTTGTTGCTCAGTGAATCACTCATGTGATGCTCCTCGGTGCGTATAACGTTCCATGTCAAAATCGATAACTGCCCGCTGGTCGCGGAAGACGCCGCAGCGCCCGTGGCGGATAAGTTTCCCCTGCTCTACGGCAGCCCGGATGTATTTCTCGGCCGTGGTGCGGTGCAGGCCGAAAATGGCGGCGACATCGTTTGTCGTTGCGCGGCCATGCTTTTTCACCAGCTCGATAATCCAGGCGATGAACAGGGTGCGCTCGCTATGCGTTTTTGGTCTCGGCATAACCCGCCTCCGTGTTTGCCAGCTGTTGCACGAGGTTTTTATGGCGGCCAACCACCCGGACCGCCTCGCGCAGTTTCTCCAGGCTCGCCAGTTTGTTTCTGGTGCGACGGATTTCGCGGGAGATCACATGGACTGTCGGGATAATCTGTCCGGCCACATGCCTTTCGGTGAACGATGGGATCTCGCTGACGAACTGCTCCAGTGGTTTATCCGCGTCGGTAACGGTTGAAGATACGGTGGCTGGCTCAGGTTCTGGCGCTACGGTGACCAGCTCTTTCGCCACCGCACCCTCAGGCATATCTACGCGGACGGAATAAACAAACTTACCGTCAATTTTTTCACGCAGAATTTGGCCCTTTGTCATGTGGTAGGTCAGCATCGGTGCTACTCGTTTCGATTCGATACGCGCCAGGATTGCCAGCTCAGCGGAAGATTTTGGTCCATGCTCAGTCAGCAGCTGGATGAGGTCATTCACAGACACTTTTACCGGCGGCCGAACTGCGGTTCTGACCGGTCTGGCTGACACAGGCTTTCCGGCAGGCAGCACCCAATAGCCGTTGATCTGAGTAACCTCTTCGGTCGCCTCATGCTCACGCAGCATGTTCAGCGCGGTCGCAGGCTCGATATCCAGACGACTCGCTACCTCGCGCGCCGTAGCCTTACCCATTGCTTTCAAAGCTTGAATTACAGTTTCCATGAGATTTCCTTTCGAAATTACTTCACAGCCCGCAGGTGGGATACGTTCCCGCGATAGCTTGCCCAGTCGAAATTGACCCAGATGCCGCTGTCCATCCGAAGGCGATCCACGACGCGCGCGCCCAGTGTGGCCACCAGCTCGTCGTAATTCAGGTTGCTCAGGATGCCGACCGGTCGCATCGAGGAGAGCCGACGGTCAATAACCTGGTTGATGATCACCTTCTCACCGCTGGATCCGCGCTGGATGCCAACTTCGTCCAGCACCAGGAGATCGACATTACACAGGTCGTTAAGCAGCGCTGATTCAGACTGTCCGCCGTCGTAGCACTCGCGAACACGGAGCATCAGGTCAGGGATGGTCACCACCAGAACGGAGTGCCCGGCTGCCAGCAGGTGGTTGCCGATCGCCGCTGCCAGATGATTCTTCCCGGTACCCGGTGCGCCGCTGAAGACGAAGCTTGCGAATCCGCCGCCGCCAAAGTTTTGCGCGTAGCTCTTCGCCATGCTGTAGGCCTGACGTTGTTCCGGGCCTGACACCTCGTAGTTCGCGAACGAGCAGCTGCGGTGAAGGGCTTGTATTCCGGCACGGCCAAAAATCTTCTCAGACCGGGCGCGCTGGTTTTGCTTCTCGATTTGCTGGCAGTGTTTACGGCCCTCTTCCTGCTGCCATGCCTGCCATTCTGCAACGCTGTTGAATTTCGGCTGCACGCTGGCCGGGATAAACTTCCGCAGGCGCTCTAGCGCGCTGCCGGTGCCGATTGCGTTTTTCATGGTTACCCCCTGAACCCTGGTGGGATGGTGTTATCTGGACGGGAAATGGTGTTGGGATCCCGCGCACCGGACGACGCCGTCACATTCCAGGCTTCCTCGTAGTGCTTCGAGGGGCCAAAGAACGTTGCGGCCTGTTTGACGTACTCGGTGTTAAATTTCCCCGTAGCCCTCACGAATTCGGCGTATCGCCGCGTGCCGTCCAGCAACTCTTGAGCAGTGACTCCTGAGTTAACTCTGGCGTTCCAGGCTTTGCAGGCATCCGCCTTGCTGTTGCCTCCAGCTCGCTTTGGATAAATCGCCCACGCCTGCTCGAACTCATCCGGGTAGGCGTTCTTTTTCGGAGGCGTAGCAACACCGACTTGAGCATCACTCCCTGGGGGTGTGGCGGAGCCATGCCCCGAAGTATTTTTTTGTTCCTGTTCCTGTTCCTGTTCCTGTTCCTGGTTAAGAAACTGTTCAAGAACCCTTTCAGAACCCTTTAGCTTTGAACTGCCGATATGAGCGATCGCATCGGCCATAACCCGCGCCAGCTCTGACTTCACAGTGGATTTGTCCGGCACCTGAGCAAACAGACGCAGAGCTGCAATGCCCTGGTTTGGATTCTCAATAGGATTCCATCGCATGAAGTTCAGAATAAGCACCCATTTCGATGCAGAATCACGCGTTGCGAAACCGTTTTTAGATAGCTCATCAAACCCTTTCGAAACCCTTTCAGGTATCCAGTTGAGGTCTTCCGAAACGTATCCATCAGGCAGCCGGAAACACCCAATCATGTTTGTGTGTTGGCCAGTGAGCAGGTACAGCGCAAGCAGGCGGGCATCATCAGAAACCCGACGCATTCCATCGCTTATCCAAAAAGACGTATGCACCTTGCCGTAATCACGCATAAAAACCCCTGAATGCTTAAATTGCTGTCGGTTCGTCAGTTCTGGCGGAGTGCTTAAAGACGATCTCGACGCACAACAAAACGCATTCCTGACAGATTGAGACGCCATCCCCAACGATGAGAGCGCCGGCAACTTCGACATTTGTCTTTCCGCAAAAAGAGCATCTATGGGTTGGCTGGATGTTTACCTTGGTACTGGTTGCTGACATACTTACCTCGCAATTGTTAGTCGCATTTGCATCAGAAAGCCGTTGGTGTTCGAGCACCGCGGCTTTCGCCTTTTTAGATCCCGTCATACAGCCCCCAGCATCGTTGTAACCATGGCCATCAATGGCGCCACAGAGTCCGGGCCATCCAGGTAGAACCTCGCCACGATGCTTTCGCTTATCTCCTTCAGGCGCTCGTGCTTTGGCGCTTTTAAAATCACAGCCTGAATTGCTTCGGCATCTTCTTTAACCGCTGTGGCTATGCGCACAGAGGCGCAATCGCTTTTAACAACCCGATCCCGGTACGCCAGCGGCAAAACCGAAATGATGACCGGCTCCAGCTGCTCGACGTTCGCCCGGTAGACTGAAGATTTCTCCTTGTTATCCAGCCAACGAAACAGCTTCACATTCCATACATCGGCATTGCAGCTGGTGTCTATTCCTACCAGTCCCGCCTCTTCAACCGCTTCTTTGATTGCCAGGGCTACAGCCACACGCCCCTCCGCTGCCGCCCAGGCGCGAACGGCAGAACAGATGGCGCGGTGATCAATCTTTTGGCTATCCCTCTCATCTTGTTGAAACTGGAATGTCAGGCGCTCTGTCGGCGCTCTGGTATTCTGTTGAAAAGAAAGTGTTTGCATGATTAGTGCTCCTACTTTGGTAAACCATCGGTGGGATTTGGGTAGAGATCAGGGCGCAGTTCGTGAGGAGTGACGCCGGTGACTGCATAAATTTGCAGGACGCGATCGGCAGGTACCACGCCCTGATACCGGTTTTTCCAGCGACTGACTGACATTGGTTTGATGCCCAGCATGGTTGCGAGATTTGTTGCAGTACCAGCGGACTTTATTGCTTTTGTTAAGCCGTTCATCGTTGTCTCCAATTAGAATACAATCAAATTAAGCCTGAGACTTAATTTATTGTCAAGTCTGGGGCGAATTTTCAAGTTTAAGCAAAAGGCTTATTCTTATAACCATGAAAGAGAAAACCGTACTTAATCCGATACTTGTCGAGCGCCTTTCGCAGTTGAATGGTCGAGGCATGACGAAATCCGATATGGCCAGGGTTGCTGGGGTAACTCCGCAGTCTGTTAACGGCTGGTTCAAGAAAGGCGTGATCAGCAAAAAATCCGCTCTCGCTGTTGCAGACGCAGCTGGCGTATCGGTGCCATGGTTGCTTGGTGAAGACGTTGGAGAGAAAGACGGGCTCAAGCCGGACGAACAGCGCCTGCTGGAGCTGTACCGCCAGTTACCGGAAGAAGAGCAACAGAACATGCTCCGCATCTTCGCGATTCGCCTGAAGGAGCTTGATGAGCTGTATGAGCGGTATATGAAGGGAAGGATTCGTTCGCAAGATAGTTAAGGCTAACAGTGTGAAACTGGAAAATCTGAAATTTTCAATTTTATTTCAATGAGATAAAGATTTTAATGCTGGTGGTAAGTTACCTTATATTTTACTTTTGGCTACATAACAAAATGATTAGTGTCATTGACAAAAATGCAGCGGGCTTACCATAATGGTAAATACAAAAATAGTTAGTCGTTATGATAAGGATTTCCCTGGGGAAGGTGCATCGCGAAAAATCACAACAGGGAAACTGTATGGTGATGTCCTCGCATGCGTTAATCCTTTGCGCGCAATGGGTTGGACCCAAGACTGTAAAGACGACCTTTTGTATCTTTCATTTGACAATGATGACCTTTCTGAGCTGATCAAAGAAGCTGTAACAAGCGGTAGATATAAGGGGTCGGAGTGGTGCCAACAAAAGATAAATGGTCCTTGGGCTGCCTGTGACGTTTACACACTGAATCGGCGTGAATGGTCTGATACAGCGCATAGCTACTTGCAGTGCTGTTACTATGTAAAATTTTGCATATCCAAAACTGGAACGATTTTGCTTGTGGCTTCTTGCCATCTATCGACTTAATAGAGAGACGAAATGACCAACCTGAACATATGCCCAGCCTGTGGTGAAGGATCACTTCATCCAGAAAATGTGCGTATATCTTTCAATTACAAGGATAACGCCTATCCACTAGATACAGAGTATTCTGTTTGTGATTGCTGCGGTTCAGAAATCATCAATGATGCACAAGCAAAGAGAAATAAAAGAAAAGTCATAGCGTTGCAGAAAAACTGTGATGGTTTACTGACAGGTAAACAAGTTTATGCGATACGCAGACAACTTGGTCTGACTCAGGCTGAAGCAGCGAAAATTTTTGGTGGCGGTCCAATTGCCTTCTCCAAGTATGAGGCAGATGATGTCACTCAGTCTTTAGTTATGGACAAAATGCTACGACTCGCCTCCTCGTCTCCGGAAGTTCTCGACAAGCTTTGCGAAATGGCTGGGATTCGTAAAAAATTCAAAGTTACGTGGACGACTGCAGATTCAGAACCAGTAGAATTTATGCTACTTGATTCTACTGTCGTGGACGTACAAGTTAAACGCAGGGATGTCTGTTCACATCATTAATGGATAATCATGAAATACTCTATGTCTCACATGTGGATCGATAGCTTTCACTTAGATCCCACAAAAGATGCAACCGAAAGCGGTGAGCAATATTCAATGCTGATTGAATGTGAGGTTGATTATAATGAAATCAATAACAAACAGGTCAGATTTGCCATTGATTTGAAATTGCACGCCAGTAAAAAATTTAGGTTTAATGCTTGTCAGAAGGTGCTTTTTAGCTTTGAAGATGAGATCTCTCAAGATGAAGCTGAGAAGGTGATTCAGGATCTAAACACACCTTCTATGCTTTACCCCTATGTGAGAGCTTTCACTATGGCTACTTTGCACCTTGCAGGGCATAAGAATATCAATTTACCTGTGATGTATTTCAAATAGTACCGCTTACCAATTATAACCCGGCCACCGCGCCGGGTTTTTTATACCCTCTCCCATCAGCTCCGCAGCCGTACCGTCCCCTGGAACTCCCTGATCCCGACCTTAGCGTCGGGATTTTTTTTGCCTGCGATTCACGGCATTCATCACGGTTAAGCCTGAAACTTACAAATGCAATTCGCCTGGGGCTTGACATGATTTAAGTCTAAGGCTTAATATGGCATCACCAAGACGCACCACGAACCACCCAGGCATGGAGCCCACGAAGTAGCCGCCGACGGCATACGAATAGTCGGATGAGGTGGAGTGATTAACGCGCATCAGGTTAAAGAAATGTTCCGCCAGCCTGGCGACAAGGGCAAACAGGTGATTGAGATGAAAATTAATCCAGCAGTACCAAACAGCGGTCGCGCCGTTCCAATGCGTAATCAGCGTACCGGCGCAGCATGGCTGGTCTCTTTTAACTACAGCGAAGGCATGTACTGGCACGAACCGCAGGGAAATCTGCGCCACATCCGCCGACCGTATGCCTCACGCAATATTGAACCGCACCTGGTTCCGGCAGGGACGCACTAATGGGCACCTTATTCGCACTCGTCCTGACCATCGGCATGACCAATGGTGAATTTCAGGATGTCGTTCTCGATGTCTATGACAGCCAGCAGCAATGCGAGCAGGCCGCCATCGAACAGAAGGTTTCTGGAGATTGCTACCCGGTAGAACGGATCGTCCGCAGTGACGAAGTACCAGCGGAAACCACGGTTAAGTTCTGAGGAGATGATGATGCAGAAGACATGCGCGTACTGCCGCAAACCAATCGAACAAGACAAAGAAGTTAAAAACGTATTGATCTTCATCCGCGGCGCCCAGCTGGCGCGCGAAGAACTCGATTATTGTTCCAAGCGTTGCGCTTCGTACGACCAGATGGCCCACGAAGCCTAACGTAAAACCCGCGCAAGGCGGGGTCTACGTCCGGTGCCACCGACCAAAGTACACCGGAAAACTACTCAAAACCAAAAACACACCCAATGGGCGCTATCTCTGGCCCGGGGATCTTACATCCAAAAATGAGGATCTGACATGGAATTTTTCCATCTGCTTAAGGCCAGTCAGAAGTCTGGTAAGAAAGATGCAGTGATTTGGTTCACTGCGAAAAGTGCAGCGCGCGCAAACCTGCAGCTGGATGTCGCGCTGGAAGACGCCGACATCGAAACTGGCCGCGGTAAAGACTATGCCAAGCCTGTACGCACCGATATGCCGATTGTTGACGACCTGCCAGAAGAAGGAGTGATTGATTACACCTGGTGCGAGCGCTACACCCTGGCAGAAGACCAGCGCACCTGGAACGTGATCCCCGGAGCCGCCTCTCAGAGCGCAACCACAATCGCTCTGGACAGCGCCACCAGCGATGAGAATCAGTCGGTCCCGGCGGTAATCGCCACTGATACCGCAGATGTGGGCAGCACCTCCCAGCTTGAAAATCGCACCCCGGCGGTCCGCTTCGCCGTTCATATGTTGGGTGACAAATACCTTTCGGAAATCAACCAGGAGCAGCACATCGTCGCCAACGAACTGGCGAGCGATGAGGGGAATGTTTACTTCCAGTGTCTCCTGAAGGCCAAAAATGACGTTGCTGATATTAACGATCTCAGCCTGCATGCTGAGTGGAAATTGGTCCAGGCCATCAAAGACGTTTTCCATCAGGACAAAGTGCACGAACCGGCGCAGATGGCCGCCTTCATGTCGAGCTGGATTAAGGCAGAAGCTGGTGATCGCAATCAGCTGGTTGAAGACTGGAAGAGTGGAAAGCTCCCGGCCAAGGATGAGCCTGATTACTGGTATGAGAATGGCCTGCGGGTCCATAAAACCGGTGATGAGTTTACTCGTTATCCAGTATGCAAACTGCCATTCCGTCAACAGCTGCTGGCTCAACTGACGGTGGACGAATTGCGCCATCACGTCACCCGCGGAGAACATGCGGAACTGCATGCGCTGGAGATGGATACCGACAACAGCTATGTCCAGACGCTTCTGCTTGCTGCTGAAAGCTGCGCTGAGATTAAGGCTTTCGATACCAAAGACCTGTGGCGCTACACCAACGCTATCAAGAAAGTTTTCAGCATGGATAAGCGCCATGAGCTGGGTCTGCTTTTGCAGTTCACTAAAGCCTGGGTAGCCACCCCATATATCGACCGCGGGATCCTGACGCGCGAATGGGCCGCAGGTAACCGCATCAGCCACGTGCAGCGCACTGACGCTGGTACCAATGCTGATGGCGGATATGTAACTGACCGCGGCGCAGATGCGCATCACACCCTGGACACCCTCGATCTGGAGATCGCCTGTGCCCTTCTGCCGATGGACTTCAACCATCTGGAAATCCCCGGCAGCATCCACCGCCGCGCCAAAGAGATTGTCGCGAACAAAGAAGAACCCTGGAAATCATGGAGCAAAATTCTGCGCAACCAGCCAGGCGTTCTGGCGGTCAACCGCGCGGCCATTTTTAACCTGGTACGCATTGCACCGGAGAATATACACCTGACACCAGCTGCGCATCTGGAGTTCGTGAACCAGACGATGACGGCTGAGTTCAATGCTGCAACTGAGTTAGTGGCCCTTCAGTCTGTTACTGACAAACCTGCGGAGAATGAGATTGATAGCCACTTTGTCGATCAGCAGTTAGCTGCGGAACGCGGCGAGTTCGTTGACGGCGTCAGTGACCCAGTCGATCCGAAGTGGGTTAAAGAGGACCTGACTGCCGACAGCCAGCCGCAGGTCGCGAACCTCGGCGGAGGCGTATTCGCCATCGATGGCCTGATGGGTGGAAATACTGACCCGGTCATCAATACCCCCTCAAATGCAGTCGAAAAAACGGAAACAGTAACGGAGACCACCAGCGATGTGCAGATGGAAGAGACTAACCCGGAGGAAAGAGAAGCTGGTGACGCGTTACCACCAGGCGAAAGCGCTGATGCAACTGATCCGCAAACAGATGCCCTGAATCCGACTGAGGTTCTAGCCGCGACCGCGCCGACGCTCTCAGTGGCTGCTGCTGAAAATGATGAAAACCCCTACGGGTGGGAAGTTATCCAGGCAGCACCAGCACCAGAGTATCCAGCGTACTTCGAACCGGGCCGTTATGAGGGTCTGCCGAATAATGTGTATCACGCAGCAAACGGGATCAGCAGCACCCAGGTGAAGGATGCACGAGTCAGCCTGATGTACTTCAACGCGCGCCACGTCGCCAAGACCATCCCGCGCGAAGGCTCCAAAGTGCTGGATATGGGTAACCTGGTGCATGCGCTGGCGCTGCAGCCGGAAAACCTCGATGAAGAGTTCAGCGTAGAGCCGGTGATCCCGGAAGGGGCATTCACCACCGCGGCGACCCTGCGCACCTTTATCGATGCGCATAACGCCAGCCTGCCAGCGCAGCTAAGTGCCGACGACATCAAGGCGCTGCTGGACGAGTACAACGCCACCCTGCCTGCACAGTTACCGCTGGGTGCATCTGTTGATGAAACCTACGCAGCTTATGAGCAGTTGCCAGAGGTTTATCAGCGAATTGAGAACGGCACGAAACATACCGCCACAGCCATGAAAGCCTGCATCAAAGAGTACAACGCCACCCTGCCCGCGCCGGTGAAAACCAGCGGCAGCCGTGATGCGCTCCTCGAGCAGCTGGCGATCATCAACCCTGACCTGGTGGCACAGGAAGCGCAGAAACCGGCACCGCTGAAAGTGTCCGGCACCAAAGCGGAAATGATCCAGGCGGTGAAGTCCGTTAAGCCGGATGCGGTATTCGCTGACGAACTGCTGGATGCGTGGCGCGAGAACCCAGGCGACAAGATTCTTGTTACCCAGCAGCAGATGCAAACGGCGCTGGCCATTCAGAAAGCACTGCACGAGCACCCGACTGCCGGCAAGCTGCTGCTGCACCCTGATCGCGCTGTTGAGACGAGCTATTTCGGCATCGATGAGGAGACCGGGCTGGAAATCCGCGTGCGCCCGGATCTGGAAATCGACATCGACGCCGTTCGCATCGGGGCCGACCTGAAAACCATCAGCATGTGGAACGTGAAGCAGTCCGGTCTGCGCTCTCGACTGCACCGTGAAATCATCGACCGCGATTATCACCTCAGCGCTGCCATGTACATGAACACCGCGGCGCTGGATCAGTTCTTCTGGATTTTCGTTAACAAAGACGAGGGTTATCACTGGATCGCCATCGTTGAGGCCAGCGAAGAACTGATTGAGCTGGGCATGCTTGAGTATCGCCAGACCATGAATCGCATCGCTAACGCTTTCGACACTGGCGTGTGGCCAGCGCCGATCACCGAAGACTACACCGACGAACTGAACGAATTCGACCTGCGCCGCCTTGAAGCGCTGCGTACTCAGGCATAAGGGGAATGATGATGGAAAACATGAATATCGTAACCGCGGAGCAGCAGGCTCCAAACACTATCTCTGCCAGCAACGCCATCTTCAATGTGCAGGCATTAACCCAGCTGCAGGCCGTTGCCGGTTTAATGGCCCAGGCAGCCGTAACGGTTCCTGAACATCTTCGCGGTAACCCAGCCGACTGCATGGCCATCATCATGCAGGCTATGCAGTGGGGGATGAACCCGTACGCGGTGGCGCAGAAAACGCACCTGGTAAACGGCGTGCTGGGCTACGAGGCGCAGCTGGTAAACGCGGTAATCTCCAGTTCAAACGCCATTGCGGGCCGCTTCCACTATGAGTATGAGGGCGATTGGTCGAAATGCGCCAGCATGCGCGAAGAGATCGTTAAGAAGCCAGCGAAAGGCGGCGGTACGTACGATAAAAAAGAAATGGTACGCGGCTGGACCAGTGCTGACGAGCAAGGCCTGTCTGTTCGTGTTGGGGCTGTCATTCGCGGTGAGAGTGAGATCACCTGGGGCGAACCGGTATTCCTGTCCAGCGTGATTACGCGTAACTCTCCCCTGTGGATTTCGAATCCTAAGCAGCAGATCGCATATCTGGCCCTCAAGTACTGGGCGCGCCTGTACTGTCCTGCAGTCGTCCTCGGCGTGTATACCCCGGATGAAGTCGAGCAGCGCACCGAGAAGGAAATTAACCCGACCCCCGCACAGCGTGTGAGCCTGGCCGATATCAAAGGTGACGGCGTAACAACCTCGCACAGCACGCAGGAATCAGCCGCCAACGTCGATGCTATGGCCGATGATTTCCGGGATCGGATTGAGGCAGCGCAGGACGTAGATAACGCCAAAGCAGTTCGGGCTGACATCGAAACGGCCAAGAATACGCTGGGTTCGGCCCTGTACACCGAGCTGAAAAACAAGGCCGTGAAGCGTTACCACCTGGTGGATGCGTATAACCGGGTCGAGGCAGCGATCAACTCCCTGCCGCAGCCCGGCGAACCGGATGGTGCCGAGCGCTTCGAGGAAGCTGAACGCGTACTGGCGTCGGCAAAACGTCATCTGGGTGACGAACTGCACGATCAGTTCAGCATCACCCTGGCAGATATGAAACCGGAATACGTGGCCTAAGGGAGGCGGGAGGGTTCGCCCTCCCGGTAATGAGATGAGCAAATTCACAAAAGAGCAGTTGGTTGAATACGTAAAGGGATGTATCGAGCACGCCGAGCGGTTTCCGGGCGTCGAGATAGCCGACAAAGAAAAGGCGATATTTGAAATCGCGCTGGCAGCGCTAACGGCACCTCAGCCAGAACCTGAGCATATCGCTAATGCTTTAATCGCGGCGATTGAAAAAGAACAGGAACGACTTCACGGCGAAGACTACTTAATGGACTCGAAAGATTGCATTGATGTGATCCGCGAAGAAATACAGCGTCAGAACGCCTGCCGCACCGCCACGCTCCCTGTAGTGCAAGGAGGTGGCCATGAAGCTGATTAACCGCAGCACACAGTCACCGCTGGCACGTCAGGCCTGCGAAATCGCCCTGGCGGCCCATCAAGAGCGGTACGGAAACTACGGGCGCAGCCGGATGAAAGAGACGTACACGGTGAGAGTTGAAGGAGTGAAGGTCTGGGTGGAGGTGGTGAACCGGAAAGCGAGCTACGTGGCCACTGCGATGACTGGCATGCGCCGCCTGCGATCCTTACCCGGGCAGATCGCCTGATATTGAAATATCAGCGCGCAAATTTACTCGAATCGCTATGACAGCTATTGGCTGGCCGGGGCCGATATTTTGACTGTTCGCCCCAGCATGCAGTTTAAGTGGAGAAAGGTATGAGTGAAGTGATCATGATGGTATCACCCGGGAAATGGGTGTCTGAGGAGCAGTTGATAGCCCTGAAGGGCATCAAAAAGGGAACGCTGAAGAAGGCGCGGGAAAAGACTTTTCTTGAGGGGAAGGAATACAAACACGTCTCTTTTGACTGTAGTCCGTGGGATAACAGCCCGTGTTTTTACAACCTGGATGAGATCGACCGCTGGATTGAGCGTCAGGCCTCAGCGAAACCGCGGCGACAATCTGCTTAAATACTCTGACCATCAACCAACGAGGAATCGTTATGAAATACCCAACAGGAGTGGAAAACCACGGCGGCACGCTAAGGCTGTGGTTCATCTACAAAGGGGTCAGAGTGCGTGAAAGCCTGGGGGTAGCTGATACCCCCAAAAACAGAAAAGTGGCTGGCGAGTTACGGACCTCGATCTGCTACGCCATCAAAACCGGAACATTCAACTATGCCCAGCAGTTCCCCTCCTCCCAGAACCTGGCGCGATTTGGTGAGGCAAGGCAGGAAGTGACGATCGGTGAGTTATCTGCTAAATGGCTTGCCCTTAAGGAAATGGAAGTGGCGGAATCATCGCTTACCACTTACAGGCGGGTCATCGCTAATGTCATGGCCATTATTGGATCTGGCACCCTTATCTCTTCGATTACCAAAGAAGCTATGCTGGAGGTTCGAAAGGAGCTGCTGACCGGTTTTCAGGTCATGAAAAAAGGACATAAAACTGTGAAGAAGGGTCGATCCGCAGTAACTGTGAACAACTACATGACCGTGTTGTTCGGCATCTTTCAGTTTGCGGTTGAAAACGGCTACATCTCAAAGTCTCCAATGAACGGGATTGCTCCGCTGCGGGAGTCACGCCCGGACCCTGACCCGATCACCCGAGAAGAATTCCCTCGCCTGATTGAAGCCTGCCACCATCAACAGAGCAAGAACCTGTGGGCTATCGCCGTTTACACCGGATTGCGGCCGGGTGAACTGTGCGGACTTGCCTGGGAAGATGTGGACTTGAAGGCGGGAACAATCACTGTCAGAAGAAGCCTGACTCAGAAAGGGATATTCACACTCCCAAAAACCAACGCCGGGACCAACCGGGTAGTGCATCTGATCGAGCCTGCTCTCGAGGCGTTCAAGAGTCAGTATGAAATGACGCGCCTGTCTCAGGAGCATAGCGTGCCGGTTAAACTAAGGGAATACGGGAAAAAAGAGTTTAATAAGTGCACGTTTGTTTTCCTGCCGTCTCTGACGGCCAGGGCCGGAAACTACGGAAAGCATTTCTCCATTAACTCCATAGGGAACTCGTGGGATGCAGCGATGAAAAGAGCTGGCCTTCGCCATCGTAAATCTTACCAGTCGCGACACACCTATGCATGCTGGTCACTTTCGGCAGGTGCAAACCCGAACTTCATTGCTAACCAGATGGGGCATGCCGATGCTCAAATGGTATTTCAGGTTTACGGGAAGTGGATGGAGGAAAACAACCTGGACCAGATCGCTATGTTAAGCTCAAAATTAAGCGACTTTGCCCCAACCATGCCCCACGTCAGCAGGACTGCTGCATAATGTCATTTATAATCATTGATATAACTAATACAACGCTGAAAATCCATGAATTCTAACGCGGTGCCCAGCCACCCGGATACCGCGGCTTTGATCAGGTCAGATGTGGATCTTTCATGTTGTACTTGAGTCAT